CGAAGAAATCTCTAAGTGCCATTAGCACAAAATTATAGCATAATCAACCCAACACGATATCCACTTCTGAGTCTGGACGTGTCGCAAAGTGAGACACCATTGCCATTCCAACTGTCGCGCAAATTGTAGCTGCTGAGGCTTTTCGTCCAAGATACCAACCGCCATCCTTAAATGGAAGTTTGACTGCGGATAGCACTTGCTTATTTAACTCAACTTGGTTGCCATGAACTAGGCGCTGGGAGGTAATTGCCGACAACATTTCATCGCAGGCTTGCCCATAAATAGCGCCATCGATTGGAGTCGTTGGTATTCCTGCTGGAGCCAACCGAGAAGCAACTGCACCCGCAGTTTGACGAGAATATGCAACAGTTTCGACTGAGTACTTACGCGCCCATACTGCGATGCTGTTAGCAAGGTCTTTATCGTCAATGTTTACTGGATTCGAATACGTTTCCAATAACACAACGCAGAACTTGTCCCCATCAAGTCTCTGCGCTGCTACGAGTGCAGCTGCTTTTCGATCTGGTGATAGATCAACAGCCATCCAAGTTGGTTGCTCCCGATCCAAAGCGAGCGTACCCTCAGACGCGCACTCTGTCCAACTTGACGGATTGATGGCTGGGTTAATCTGGCTCACCCATTGGCAAAGCATCTCCGTACGGATAATGGACTCATCATCCGACATTGCGCTTTTAAGATTATCAATATGAATCGTGTAACCCAAACTTGGATTTGCTTGTTGCCAGGCTTTAGGATCATCCAAAGCGCATCCCGCCTCAGCCGACCATTCAAACCAACCAATCGGATCATCTGAACCAGCAGCAGCTGCTAGTCCGCGCTCTCTCATGCGATTCAGAATGACTGAGTGCTGATCTCCCGCGTTCGAATACATAATTGCCATCGGGTTTTCAGAACTCATCTGAGTAAAACGTAAAGATGCCCAAACTTCGTCATCCTTATATTCACGAACTTCGTCAAGGTGAATTACTGATGGCGCCGCAATTCCACGCGATGCCGAGTTGTTGGCTCTGACCAGGTATCGAGTGCCATCATTTAGTTTGATCTCTTGGCTTCCTTTTGTTTCGTACTTTTTGACAAACCGATTCACAAGTTGTTCATTGGCTTGAATAATTTCATCGATTTTCCAAAAGATTTCAGACGATGTTGTGAGTTTATGAGCTGTGTGGATCTGTAAACGCTCGCCCCAAAGATACATTCCAGTCAAAATCCTGAGCATCATGTAAGTACTTTTGCCATTTTGTCTCGACAGAATCACCCCTATTTCGTTGTGATACCAGCGTCCATCGGGCTTGACTCGATGCATTTCAATAGCCAAAAACTTTTGCCACGGAAGCAGCTCGAAGTGTTTTCCTGTGGCTGGATCGACCAAAGTCTCCACAAAGTCGATCATTTCTTGCCCGCGTGAAGGTAAATCAACCGCTTTTGACCTAATACGCGGTTCTGTCGCCCCTAGGTAAGCCGTAGGAGGCTGTTCTAAGCCTATTTGAGGGTTTTGAGTCATAGTTAGTCAGTACTCTCCTGATAGTGGCTGATAGAGCCGTTTTTGGGGGCAAAAGATCCAAGGGGGGTCATGGGTGTCGTTTTGCTTTCAAAAAAACCACCCCCCTTACTTAAATTGCATTGTTTGCATAATGCTTGCAGATTATCCATTGAATCATCACCGCCTAGTCGTCGAGGTATAACATGATCCACATGCGTTGCTTCTAGCCCACACCTCTGACAAGTATGTTGATCTCTGGTTAGTACGCGCTGTCTTATCCTACGCCATAGCGCAGTACTACCATCATCTCTAAGTGCTGACTGTCTAGCCATCAATGGTAGTTATTCTGCTTGAAGAATCTAAGAGCTGCACATGGTGTGCCATAACGTACCTCGATATAGCCAAGTCCCCATCGCACTTGCTCATACTTGTCTGCTGTTTTTAGATACTCTGATCTACCTTGTGGTATTCCATAGTGTGATCCATTAACAGCCTTGTCATTCCACGCTGACTCTTTACCATACAAAGTTGCTAAGCATTTATATTGCTCAGTATCTTGTAATAGATGAGCTGCATATTCTTTTGCTGAAACATAAGTCTTTATAGGTATTGGTGATCCGGCATAAGCCGGTGTAAACAGGGATATCCCAATAGCAACTAGCACCCCGCGACCTACCCGCCTCAGCGGGTCGCGGTGAGCCCTTGATGGGCTCTGCGTCGATAGCGTACCAGCCATGTCAAATACTGAGCGTGAATTACGGCGTGTCATGATAATAGTAACTCCAAAGCATATTCGGCTTGTTGTGGCACTACACCATTACCAAGCATTTTTAGTTGCTGAGACCTAGATAAATTACAATCTGTAACCCATCCGACTGGCAAACCCATCATGTATTCAACAAATGGTGGATTTAATCGTCCAAGTTCATCCAATGTTGACGGCGCACTCTGCAAGTGCATTTCACGTCGTGAAGTAAATCTGCGCCCCAATTTCTGCATTTGCCTGTTGTGTGGCTTATGTTCGTTGTTGGTGTTGCCAATAAGATCGTTGATAAACTCACTTGATTGGCTGTTTTGTAACTGATCTTGGCATCGGATGCTAGCGGGGTAGGCAACAATGAAAAGCCTTGCTCTTTGATGTGGCGCTCCGACTTGACTTGCTCGTACAAGCTGCCATTTTGCATCATACCCGATTGAGGCAAGCCCTTTGAGAACTTCTTTAAATCCGAGGCTGAGATGTCCTCGAACGTTTTCCATGATTGCGTATCTTGGTCTAAGGACGCTAATCGCCTCCAAAATGTATGGAAATATGTGTCGTTCATCGTCTGTTCCTTTTCTGTAACCTGCATGGCTAAAAGGCTGACATGGATAGCCAGCGGTCAATATGTCAATAGGCTCAACTAATGCCCAGTTAATCTCTTTTATATTTCCGTAATTTGGTATGTTAAATCTTTGTTGAATAACTTGGCTTGCGTATTTATCAAGTTCAGCGCACCAAACAGTTTCACCATTAAAATACGATTCAGCAGCTAAATCTAAACCGCCATAACCGGTGCATAATGAACCAATCTTCATTGATGTCCCCATCCAATTCCTTTGAATGAGATTCCAAAACTACCCCAAACTCTATTCATTTCCATACCGCAACAGATAGGCTGATGTTCCTCATCCATTGACTTTTCAATCTCCATGGTTATCTGGCAAGTTACGCATTTGAATTCGTAAGTTGGCACGATAAGCACTTCCTTTCCATGAATGTCCAAGATCCACATTTATCGCATCTGCAAGGCTGATCTGTTGGAACAACTAAATGAAGTATTGGCATAATGTCCTTGACTTTAACAAAAGCCAAGTACTCGCCCACATCCTCGCCCTGGCCATTACAGCGCATAATGACCATTGGCATCTTTCCATTAGCATTTGATGCAGCTTGTTTGATCCATGCCAAAGGCTGAAAGTCCGCCCTAGCCTTAACCTCTATGCTGAGAGTTGGGATGTTTAGAATGTCCTCACCCTGTCTCCCAGCCCCAGCAGTATCGGCAAATGGCCAAAAGTCTTTGAGGTAATCGGCTATGATCTTTTGAGTTCGATAGCCTCGATGTTTGCGATGATTAGCCATTGACTGAGTGGCATCTCTTACAAGTCCAAGTCGCATTGGATGGAACATCTGCGTTTTCAATCTTCGCAACATGAGCCAAAATGATTTCCTCGTTGCATAACTGACATCTTAAAGTCAGGTGCATAAGATTCATCCATTGCCCATTCACTTTAACTTCAACAAATCCCATTACACTCTCGCCTTCTGTTTCTCCCATTTACCAGATGATGCCATGTTGTACCAACGAGTAGGGCAGTTTTGCGCTGGTGCTACGTTTCCGCCTGGACAGAAGAATCCACCCCAAGCACGCCCATTCTTCTCGCCCTCTTTCCATTTCATAACGCCATGTTCACAATTTTCCTCATTGATGACTCCCAGAATATGTGAAATGTTGTCCATTGCCTCTGCAACTGTTACTGCTGGAGGCTTAGTAACATCGCCATAAATAGGTTCATTGCTCCAAGGATCAGCAGCTAGTGCTTCCTCTTTAGTCTTAAAACTTGGCACTTCCTTAGCCTTGGCAATGTCTTTTGCGCTTAATCGTTCGACCTTGCTCATTTCCTCTCTTGAAGGTCTTTTGCCTTTAGCTGCATAACCGCCGTTTGCAAGTGCGCGACCGATCGCTGAAGTCTCGCAGTTCTCCAACGCTGAAGTTGAATTAACACCACGATCAGTAACCTTCTCCTCAGCGTATCCTGTCGAAAATGCCACGCCATCTGCGAAAGTTCTATATAGGTACGCTTTAACAATAAATCGATCATTCTGAAATGACTCCAGTTCTGTACTTATGCGAAAGTCTGGAAAGTCCTTGATGAACTTTTCCAAACGTGTTTCAACTGTTTCGTAATCGGCTAAATTAAACACTCGGTAACTCCTCTTGTTTCATTAGGTAATCGGTTTGCTCTGGTAATGACCAGACTGTTCCATCTGCCCACGACTGGACATCGATGGCGCAGGCGTTGCAATAATGGCGACGAACGCCCTGGCTTTTAGGATGGTTGCTGATAACTGTGTAACTGGCTGCCTTTTGACCTAGTATTGAATTAGTGCCATATCTAACCTTGCAATAATCACACCAAACACCAGGCGCTGCTTTAATAACTGTCAAGGTCACTCCAGTCAGTTGTAACAATTTGTCCAGCGAGCGCAAGGTAGCAGACGCCGTCCTTGTAACTGTCTGCGTGGTGTGGGCTTTCTTGTAGGCGTGAGATTTTGACAAGTGCCATACAGATTGCGACTTCGTGAGGCTCGATGTTGCGTTCAAGATAGGCTGACCAGAGTTTGGCGATTCGAAGGTGATTGAGAGCTGCCAAGCCGTAATCTTTACCTCGGTCTTGGATAAGGTCTTTTGCTTCGTCAAGGATGTCATTAGCGCGCATTTTCACTCACACGCTGAAAGTTCTTAGCAACGATTAATCCTTCTCGTTTGCCCTCTGTAAAGCCCTTGCCCCAGCCAACAATAAACCATAAAACATTAGCAGCTACTAATAAAACGATAACTGGCATTTCGAAACTCATTTACTTTGCTCCCATTTCTAGTAGATCCTCATTAATAAATTGTGGCTCCATACTGTTTACGATTTCATATTCCTTGCCGTTTGGGTGGATTGATGGAGCAGCTGCAACATAACCCTTCCACTTGATGTCAATGCCTTCCTGCAAAGTACCGCGAAACAATGTCTCAACTGGTGCCTTGTAGTAGAAGTGAAATCCATCGCCTGTCTTGACTGTGAATGTTGGCGTCAGTTCCTCGATAATCTCGCCACCATTACGGAAATCGACATCAAACACAACCAAG